AATTATCGCTATAGTATTCCTCGTTATCAAATATTCCAGCAGATAAAAATTTACTCCATAGGAATTTTCTTAGCTCAAACATAGCATCTAGTTTATAGTCTGGTGTCATATCATTGCACCTCCGAAGGATTGGGCAACTGCTGAGTCCGCCATAGATCTAATTGTATTTGCTGAAAATGAATATTGAACCTTTTTAATTGATGCTGGAAGTTTCATTGCTTTTGTCAATGATGAATTAAATAGTCTTTGGAATCCCGAAGCCTTAATAGATTGATTAACTAACTGGCTCCTAAAGAATATGCTATATTTTAAAGTAAACTGATTTTTTACACCGTTTCCTCCAGGCCTTTTAACGACCACTGAGGCCCCTTTGGGCATAAAGATAGTCTGACCATTAGAATCGAATACAAGCCTCTCAGAATGGCGTGGAGCAATTATTAGAGGCATTCCAGCCTCCATCACAGATGCTTTATTTGTAAATACGTGTCTTCTTCTTCCTTGTGGGCCTGGGACAAACGATTTAGATAATTTATACTCATAAGATATTTTAAATGAAACTCCTTCTCCATCCATCATTCTTAGATTAAATAGTCTTGCCTTTTCGTCTCCAGCCTTTTTCCACTCATACATATGATGAAGGGATTTAGGCTTTATTCTAGCCTGTGCGTCTACATAATTTCCAAAGTCTTTTAAAATTTGTGCAAATATAACGGACTTAAATTTATCTTTAAATTGCTTGCTTTCTGTTAACTTAGCAATGACGTTAGCCTGGTAGTATATTGCTGCAGATATTTGCGCTACATTGCTATCTTTAATTGAGGCATCTTTTGAGCTTCCAACCATTAATCTTTCTAGGCTGCTTGCTGCCTGTACGAGTAATCTACTAGAGTCCAATTTGTTGATTCTCCGATCTCTTCATGGATGAGTTATATCCAATCACTCTTCCAAATGGATCTGTTATTGGCGTAGTTCCTATTACTTCAAAAACTGTTGGGGTTTCTGTTGGGAAGTTAATCTCTGCCCATATAACATTACCTTCGTTATCCCTAACGTTAGTAATTTTTTCTCTAAGAATAAGTCTTTCAGATGTTCTAATTTGAATTATTTGATCGTTTAAATACCTGTTGTCAAAAACCTGTTTGTCGCTTGATCTAGTAGTGGCTGAATTGCTGACTACTCCTTTGGCGTGGCAGTCTAAAGTTTTATAATAATTCCACTCTTTTATAATTGCCCCAGTATCTGGATTTTGTGCATCAGACTGTCTATACACATCCATTTTCATAGACAGGACGGAGTCTATAAGGTCGTTCATTATATTACCTGAACCTTGCTCACCATCACATAGTCTGATAAAAGTCTGTCTGCATAAGCATTGCCAGTCCCAGCATATGCCTCTGATGTATATTCAAAATCCCAGTCAAACGTTGATATATTCTTTATATACTTATTTCTCCATATTTTATCTTTAGAAAAATAATCTTTCATTAGTTCGATGCATGCCAATTCTACTTCGTCTGGAACTTCATTCCAACCAAATCTTCCTTGAACTTTATAGCTAACATTATCCTGAAAAATTCCATTTGAATCATGAATTGATGGGGGAACCATTCCATTTGCAGTATATACCGTATTATCTAAAGAGTTTGCACGATTAACTCTTATTCCGTATCCAGTAGTAGATATTTCAACAGTATAATTCCAATTATTAATTTCATTAATGTTGTCTAGCAATAATATATCATTTGCATAAAGCTCATGAAGATCTGTTATTTTTTCTGGTAACGGAAGGGTATCTGAACCATATCCGTTTGTAACATAAACGTTATCGTAGGTTGAAAATTTTTGTCCAGTATAAGCTTCAATTTTTTTTCTGGCATACCTTTCAGCTTCTAGTAACTGATCATATGTTTTATAGTTTGGGTCAGATGGATCTGTTCCAACTCCAAGAACGTCCATGGACTGTGCAATATCTGTATATGGGGTTACAACTTCTAGTTTATGGTCTTTAAATACTGTTACTCCATCTACACTATATATCCAGGACAACTTTAACTCTCGATGTCTATTTGTATACTCAAATGGAATATACACTACATAAGTTCCTATGTCGTTTTCTAGTTTAACAGAGTTTAATGTTTCTAATATTGTGATTGGGTTAATTGCTGGATTTACTGCTGGGTCTTCAGTTATGTCAAATAGCTTTACTACTGGGTTGCTATCTGCGTCTCTAATTTCCCCTTGCCAAAAAATTTTATGTTTTACTGGCGAATTGGTACCTAACAATATTTCCATTTTTTAAAGTTTAATTTAGCTATAGAATTCTTGAACTTCCTTTGGGTTAGCTAATCTAAAACCTTCCTCCTTGTCAAAAATTTCTTGTGCTTTTTCTTTATCCATTGCAACAAATGGGTGATCCTTGGTAAAGGTGAATCCCATAATATCATATCTAAAGTTAGCTCTTGTCATTCTAACTAAAACAGTATTTTCTGGCTGCTCCGCTTTTGGATCAAATTTAGGTAGAACTTCATAAGAAATATCTTCCTTGGCATCCTCTACATCTTTAATTGTTTTTTGATATACCGCCCAAGTAACGCCTTCGTCTGCTAGGGATGCAACAATATCGTTTTTACTCTTTAACTCTTCTGTATCTACGCCGAAATCTTCAGCGATCTTTCTAAGTTCAGATATCTTTAATGTCTCAAATGACACAGTAATCTCCTTAATCTAGGTTATTTAATTATAGCATTACTAAATTAAAATGAAAAGCCCCCAAAATTAATTGGGGGCCTTTCTTGCGGATTTAATCCTATTATGAAGCTACTTTTACGTTCTTAACAACGACCCAAGCATCTGCTTGCTCGATTTGAACGCCAACACGAGTATACATTGTGTACTCGATAGAGTCCTTACGTGGCCAGAAGAAGCGGTAAACAGTTACGTCACGCTTGATACCAATAACTACGTTATTTGGGAATGTCAAGTGGATGTCTCCGTGGTTGCCAGACTCTCCTGTGTAATCTCCATCTTGTGCCTCTGGAAGAAGTGGAACTTCAACAATCGGAATACCGAATGCGAATGGTGCCACATATCCTGCAGGTCCACCTAGTGGTTGTACCTCTTGTCCACGGATAATGCTTGAAGCAATATCTTGTGGGATTGTATTGTTTGTTCCAATGCTGTTAGCATATAGGAAATCTTGAATCAAGTTTGATCCTGCTAGGAAGCGAAGATCTGCACGGCGTTGCTTGTACTTACGTGGAAGAGCCTTAAGAGCGCTGTTAAATACAGCACGACTTACTGCAGCTCCACCTGCGTCAACAACGTGACCGCTGGCCTTTGCCTTCTTAACAATACCGTCAAATGACTTGTATAGTGCATCTGAAGTTAAAGATGCATTTCCGTTAAGGACTACATCTTCAATATCATTACCTGCTTGTGTTGCCATCAAGCGGGCGATGTGATCTTCTAGATCAGCACCTTCAATGTTGTCTTCTAGAGACTCTGTTGAAAGCTCCCAATCCAAGCGAAGTTTCTTTGTTGTCAAAGAGATCTTTGAGAAAGTAACAGCACTATTTGATGCTGTGTCGTCTCCTTCAGTTGCAAGCTTCATAAGCTTCTCTCCAACTGACATACGATCAATTTCTGTAGTATCTGCTCTCATGCGGACTGTACGGGCGACTTTACCAATTACGGTTGCGTCGAACATATAGTCTAAAAAGCGAGCTGATTGTTCTGCGTTTAATAGACCACCGTTTCCGTTTTCGGATGCACGGTGCACTCCTGTTCCACCTGTAGTGGATGCAAAAGTACCTGTAGCAGTTGTACCTGCTGCAATTGTCTTTTCTAATAATTCATTGCTCATTGTTTGTTTCACCTACCCTTTTTAGTTAAATAATTCGTTCACGGAACCGAGGAAAGAACCGTTCCATTTAGATTTTTTGATTGTTACTTCCTGTGACCCGCCAAGGTCAGAGGACTTCTTAATTGCAGTTTCTGATTCTACTGCATCGACACGCTTTTCTACGCCATCAATTGTGCCCTTGATATCTTCAACAGCCTTACTTAATACGGCATGTTGTTCTGCCAATTCTGAAATTCTGCTATCGACGCTCTTGCTGAAAGTTTCTACTGTTTCTTTAATAGTTGAAACCTGTGCTGCATTTGCCTCAGAAGCTTTATTTAGAGTCTCTGAGAAAAAGCCCTTTAAATCACCAAGCATCTTTGCAAAATCAGGTTCATCAACCTCAACTTCTGATACGTCGGCTGCTTTTTCTAGAGTTTCGGCAGAAGCGTCTGCAACTGCATCTTCTGCAGCTACTTCAACAGCTGGTGCTTCCTCAGCAACAACTGGTGTTTCTACTGGAGCAGTTTCTTCAACTACTACTGTTTCTGTGTTTTCTGACACTTCACTACCTCCTTCTACGTTTGCCTGTTTTGCAATTGTTTGTCTTTCAGGCAACGGTAATCTTGACTTCAAAAATGAATCAAGAATCTTATCTATCTCCTTTGATTTATTAACATCATTAGACTCTACCCACCCAATTAGTGCTGCTGGCTTACCAGTAACAGGGGAATCATAAGATGCATCTTGTGAGATGAATACTGACTTGCTTTCTTCGCAATAAAAAATATTTTCTGTAGAAACTTCTGCCGCAATACCTTTAAAAATTAAGGAACCGTTTGATTTCTGAATTGATAAAATATTGCATAATTCATTTGCTGGTGAATCTACAATTGAAAGCTCAAGCAGGTCGTAGCCTTTAATAAATCTTACAGTCTTACCTGTTGACTTATTTACTTCATTGTCTGACTCTGTAATCTTTCCGCCAATTGAAAACCCTTGTAGAGTTCCGTCTAAAACTTTTTCCCATGTATCTTGTGCGCCTTTAGAAACGTATGCATCTACATATACTCCGCTATAGAATTCTTTTGTTTCTGGATCATAAAATGTTTCTGGTCTAAATGAAAGCATTTTCCCTACAGCATTTGATCCATGCATTTCACGGATATTGCCACGGAAATTTTCAAAAGCTTTCAGGCTTGCTTCTGCAGTTACTAGATCATTTGTTTGATCTATATTGTCTAAGGTTGCGAATCCAGAAACAGTTCTTTTTTCACGGTTGACTTTAGTAAATGGGACAGATAAGCTGATGTTATCGCCATGAGAAGACCATAAAGATTTTTCAATATTCATATGCTTAATTTTATCTTTTAAAATGTAAAAAGGCAAATAACTAGTTGCCTAATAATTAAGCTGTGACCCTACCCTCACCTTTTGGGTTTCTGGCCTCCCCTGAAATATCAGGTGAGTTAGAATCTCTTTCTTGGGTTCTGGCTCTACTATTCATTGCTTGGGCTGTTTGTTCCGCTGCCTGTTGAGGTTTTAACTGAATTACTTCATCTCCACTCTCAATTGGAATCATACCCTTTCTAATTCTTACCTCATTTGGGGTAATAACCTGCATACGTAAATATCTCTCATCAATTTTAGACTGAGTATCTTCATCAGTAAGGGTTAATTCATTAAATTTTAAAATAAGAACATCTGTCTTTTCTGCAATAATTCTATTTAATTTCTTTTCTAGAATATCCTGTGCTGGACGACAGACCTGCTCTTTAAACATTTTATCGGCATCTCTTGCTGAGGCAAGGCTGACTCCCTCTGGGACTCCAATTTTATTAATTGGAACACGATGAGACAAAAGAATTTCATCACGGTTGGCTTTTCTATAATTGTTAAACGATGAATCCTGAATATTAGCCTCTACTGGCTCCATCTTAAATTCTACCTTTGAGTCAGATGAATCTGCTGGAAGTGGAACATAAAGGGATCTATGATTCTTCCCTTTAAGACCTACCTGGAAAAATTCAAGAAGCTTTCTTTCTGACTCTGTTGAAAGCTTTGCTCCTTTTACTGTAATAATATAACGTGGTACCGCCTTGTTTTCAAAGTAGTCTAGGTTATATTTACCAGCAAATTCGTTACCAGCCATTGCATTTTGTGATGCAACAATATCTGGAATACCGTAGTAATTATTCATTGGCGTATATTTCTTTAAATGAATAATTTCATTTGGTCTATCTTCTTGACCAGCAATCGGATTCTCTGTTTCTGTGTCTCCAAAATTTCTAAAGAATACTGCCTTGCCATAAAGTAGCTGTATAAATCCGTCACGGAGTCTACGAACACGCATAGTCTTTGCTGGAATATGTCCAATATATCCTATGTTTCCGCTAGTTGTTCTACCTATTTCAATAAAGCCATTTCCTGTTGCTTCTAGGTCTGTATAAACTTTTACTAGGGTTTCAACAAATGTCTCTTCTTCGTTTACGTCTTCTAGCCAAATTTCTAGCTGCTGTCTAATTCTATCCATCTTTCGTCTAGCACGATTTAATTGTGTAGAATCTTCAATGTTGTCTAGTGCTTCCATTGCTTTTTTGCTTTCTACAAATGAGTATCCTAGTCCAACAATATTTGCTACCTTAGCATTAATTGCTGCATAGTTGTATGGAGAAATTTCATATATCTTTGAAAGATACTCTAGGTTATATACTGGTTGAACAAGGTCAAACATTGCATATCCAGTGACTGCTTGTTGCAATAGATTCTGCTGTGTTCCTGTTCCTTCAATTCCAGTAAAACTTTTCTGAAGGTCTCTAGACATTTTTCTACGAAATGCTGGGCTAAGTCCAATTACCTTTTTTAAATCTTCGCCTTCTATTTTAAATGGATCAGTTTCAATTACTACTGGTTGGCTAAAGCTAAATAAGTCGGATGAGTTTGATATTGATACCTCATTGCTAAATGTATCGTTGTCATCTACATATTCCATTATTTTGCTCCTCCATTTTTCAAAGCTTTCATTTCATCTTTGTAGTTTCCAACATCCATAGGATCTGGAACTAGTCCCCACTTTAATCTTTGTTGTTGATATTGGTGCTCTTCGTCGTCGATCTTCCTGCGTCCAGAAAGAAATAGAGGCCTGCCCTCAAGAATACCGTATGACCTAACTTCATCAGCCAATGCATTAACTCTTGATTTGTTCCCTTTTGTTGATGTAACTGAGAGGAAATTTCCTTCGTCATCGCCTATCCACTTTCCGTCAGGCATTTCCCAAACATATATGCCTAATCTAGTTTCTTCGTCTAATACCTGAGTATTGATCTTATTAATATCCATAGATCACAATTTTACCATTCTTTTGGGTCAAAGTCCAGATTTTGTCAGGGGTTATGACAAAATTATATATTTTGTACTACTGTCCAGTCGTAATTATAGTAGTTAAAAGAGTTTTCTGTCATGCTCATTAACGAATTAGATAGGGATACGGTTGCGTTGCCTAGGTATAGATTAAAATGCTCTACTGATTTAGCTAGAGTTAAGGCATAATCATATATCGCTATATTCTGGTAAAGTGCCGAAATTGCGCCAGCGGTAGAGTAGTTTATATCAATCTGCCCAGATATGGCATTAGTAAATGTGATTACCACATAATAAAGCTGGTCCTTGGCAAATATATTGTGGATATCTGTCTCTGTGCTTTTATCTATTCCATTGACGTATATCTTATCTATATTGGTTTTGGATATTACTGAAGATGACCAAGAGAAATTGGATGCTGAATAACCAGATCCAGAAATTGATTTTACTAGCCCGCCGTCATTTATTGTAGATGGAGTATAGAAGAACTCTAATGATTTAGTTAGAGTATTAGTATTTATTGAAAAGGCTGATCCTGTTTCTAGGGCTATTCCATTTCTCGCATCTCGTGATAATATCTCATATCTATTGTTGCTTAGCCCCATATCTCCTTGAAGAGGTGATATATAAGATGCTGAGTTATTTGCATAGAATACTTGATCTTTATAAAAGCTCATTGATAGGCTATATAGTTTAGGAAGATATAGGCTATCGTCTGAAGTTGTCATTGTAATTCTTATATGTAGATCTCTAGAGGTATCAAATGAGGCTAGGGAGTATTGTGGTATTGCTTGACCATTTATACAAGACTCATAGGTTATTCCGTCCACACTTGTCTCAACTTCAATACCGTTGTTTCCGTCCCATTCTATCCTAGAGTCATCCATTTCTGCCCCGCTTGGAATAGTTATAAAGTCATTAAGGATAACTGTTTTTGCAACACCAGATCCTGAAGCAATTCTTATTGCATTATTTATGTTGTCGTAATATAAATCGTCTGTTAAAAAGTCTTCCCACTGCCTATTAGCTGGATAAGAATATGAGTATTTTGTCGATAAAGCGTTGTCGTATAAATTAAACAACTCTCCGCCATCTGGATAAACTACTTGATTTGAATCAATAGTTTTGCCGCTATCGTAATGATTTTTAATTGATTGAGAGCTTAATGAATATCTATAAATTGCAACTGCATTAATTAGCATATAGTCATTAGAATTATTTACTGGACCAGAAGAAAGGTTTAGGTTGTTATTGTTAAATGCAAAATTACTTAGATCCTTTTGGACTTCCATCTTTCCATCAATGTATAGGTATGCATTTGTAGGAGTGTATGTTGCGACTATATGCAATGCTTTATTTGTATACGGAATTGTCCATGTAATTTCTTGAGAGTTTAATTTAAATACAATATTTCCATTGCTATAGAATAACCCCACATCTGATGATGAGTCTCCAATTAACGGTATATCTAAAGTAGATGATGTGTCGACATAGGCCCAGCATTCTAAAGTAAAGTCATTATCGGAAGCATTTGATGTTCCAAAACCTACAGATGCTTGTGGTTGTGAGTGATCATTTAGAGTTGGATAGAATATGGATGACGACCCTTTAATTTTTCTTGATTCTGAAAATCCTGATAAAAGTGGGATATTGTCTTCGTATACAAGTCCTATGTATACCCCATTATTATTTGAACCAGAAACATCTGGTGTAGTAGACCCGCTAGAATCTGCATATGTTTCAAACCCATTTAAAAATTCTGTATAGGTGCTGTAATCGTCTAATAAATCCTGGTATGTTAATATTCCACTACTAGAAATGGATTCTAGTGGCCAGAAGGCTAGTGGTGAATTAGAAATAACACTTAGTTTATATGACATGCTACGACAATAGCTTTGCTATTTGCGCTTCCTTTTCTGCAATTTCTTTTTCAATCTGATCTATTCTGACATCATCTAGCTCTGATTTTATTTTTTCAGACTCTAAATCTACCTCTAACGCATACATACCATACTCTAAATTTCTAATGGCGTTTTGCCTAATTGCGGTTTTTTCATCTTCTGTTAATATTGTATAGTTTGGCATATTCTCTCCTTTTTTTATTATAGCATAATTTAATTGATTATACTATATATTCAGTTCCTACTATTTTTTTGCCTATAAAATCTAGTCCAGCGTACTCTTCATATTCTGCAAGGCTCCTTACGGATCCAAGGGACTGGTCCCCGATGGTACGAAAATTTATAATTCGATACATCTCTTTGTCAGAAATCTTTTGAAGCTTTATAGATTCTTCTGGAAAATCATTTGAGACCACTCTTCTTTGAGACCCGATTTGATTATCCCAGTCAAAGTACAGGTGGTACATTACTTGTTGATCTGGCAACATTAAGTCGTATCCATGTGTATACAATCTAACAGCCATTATTGATTCTTCTCCCCAAAAAAATATATTTTTGTTAGGCTCTATTTTTGCAATTTCTCCTTTAGAAAATACAAATGCAGCAGATATAGATTTAGTAAATATGTTTTTTTCTTTATTCTTAACTGCTATTTGATGGGGTATATAGTTTTTTAAAAAACTTTTATCTTTTTCAAATCCTGCTACAGATATTACTGGATCTATATCTTTTACAACTTTATAGTCCACATACCTATATCCAGCTGGATATGCAGACAGTACTGGATTATAGCCAATAGATAAATATTTATTGTAACAATCAATTAATGTTTTGTCCCAATTTTTTTCTAATCTAGTATGAGAATCTATTTGAAAATAGAAATCTTCTTTATCATAAAATTTATTAGCCAAGTACCTTCCCATCCCAACCCCTAGGTTTTTGGGAGCTTTACTTTTAGAAAATTTAACATTTGGAATATCAGACACATCTATTTCATCTTTTTTGTTATATGTTATATGAACTCCAAAATTTATTATGTTTTCGCCAGAACTATTTTCTATAATATTTAATATTGTTTTTCTTAGTTCAAAATCATGGTATGATGGTATTTGAATAAAAATACTAGACATTTTTACCACTTATTTTGCGGACACGCTGCATTTAAAAGTTTAGTTTTAACTGTCATAAAGCAACCACACTCTTTACATTGTTTGGTAAGATCTATAAAAAATGGGCATCCTTGACATAAAGAGTATCTATGATTAGCAAGCTCTTCTGATGCATATTCAGCGTTTGGATTTAAAATATCCCACGGTCTAGTATTGCCTAATTTTTCTTTATACTGCTGCCACTTAGATTTCAATCATATTCTCCTGGCACTATAAACTGTCCGTCAACATATAGCCAGCCAGGTTCTGCTCTATCTGCATAAGTATGAATACTAATATCTACTTTTACAATAGTTGGACTTGATAAAAGAATTGCATAAATCATTTCATTACATAAAATTGTTTCGGTATTTGTTCCATCAGAAACTGTAATACAAAATACTCCGCTTTCTAAACTTTCACATTCTATAAAACTTGTCGCATTTAAAAAAACATTAGATAAATTTGGATCAATTCCTATAAAGGATGCTATTTCACCATCTACCACAAGAGCTATCTGTTCGGCAGATTTCCCTTTAGCCATATTTATCTCTTTATTTGGATAAATAAACCAATCTTCTTCATTTAAATTTATCATAATGTAATTATACCTGTTTCTTTAAACATTGTAAATAGATTAACCAACACAAGCTGTTCTGGTTCCAGAAGAGTTATTATTAGCAGCACATTGTCCAACGCTAAAACAAACACTGTAGTTTGAGCTTGAAGAGTTTGTAACGTCGAACGAGCTGCAATTAAATTTAATTGGATAAGTAGGGCAACAGCTACTTGCCGTTACTGTTCTTCCAGGGCCAGTTCCAGCTGCAGATATTGTTGAACCAGTCGGGCAACATTGTGGGGAAGTCCAGTTTACTCCGCTTATACTATATGTACAAATACACGCTGTTGTTGTAGTTGTTGTAGTTGTGGTGGTAGTAGTTGTAGTAGTTCCAGTTAAAGTAACATTTGTGCTACTTGTTGTTTGAGGTTCTGTTGATGATCCAGCGGCGAAAGCTGATCCTCCAGAAGTTGATCCAGATTTTGATGTTACTGTAAATGTTACAGAGCTTGTATTGTCTGCATTTATTTCATACGATGTTGCAGTAATTCCAGAAACGCTTCCATTTGTTCCGCCACTCCAAGACACGTCATACGATGTTGCTCCAGATGCTGCAGTCCAACTAACTCTTAATTTTCTATTTTGATTAACTGCAAATACTGTTATTGTTACAGTACCAGCACCCCACGACTGAAGGCTTTGAAATGTTGTTGGAATACTTGTCCATGAAAATGGAGTATAGATTGTTCCTGATGAAGGCTGTGTCCCAGTGCTTGTTGCAACTCCAATGTATATTGTTGCATTTGTTGAGGTTGTATTTGTAGCAGACCAACTTGTTACTCCACCAGTTCCATTTACAGTAAACGCTCCTGGTGTCAATGTTGTGCTTGTTACAGATAATCCAGTTGGTGCTGCTGGTGCTACAGTGATACTATTACTTGATGTAGATGGAGTGCCACCTCTTTGATTATTTGCAGTAACAACACATGTTATTGCACTTCCTACATCTGCAGAAACTGTAGTATAAGTATTTTGATTTGTTCCAACATTTGTTGCTCCACGCTTCCATTGATATGAATAGCTTGTTGGCGTATATGCATCCTCGCCTTGCCAAGAACCTTGTGTGCATGTTAAAGTATTTCCAATAGTTGCGGTGCCACTTATTGTTGGAGCTGTTGTGCTTACTGGAAACTCTGGATAATTTAAAGACCAGTTAGACCCATTAAAAATCCAACCTTGCTTTACTTTGCTCCAGGTTGTACCGCTATAAATGCTTAGTGATTTTTGATTATTCCACTGTGAGCCAACATATACTCTTATACTCATTTAGGCTCCTAGTAGTAAATATAAAGGTCGCCAGTAGCAGTTCCGCTTGGTGGTGTTCCAGTTGTATTATAAAATATTTTATTTAAATTAGCTGTATCTGTTCCATTAGAATATGCTACGGAAACTCCTGCTGGGCCTGTTGGTCCAGATGGTCCTGAAGGACCTGTTGCACCTGATGGACCTGATGGTCCAGATGGTCCTGAAGGACCTGTTGCACCTGATGGACCTGATGGTCCAGGAACTGTAGAATTTTCTCCCGCTGGTCCACTTGATCCTACTGGACCTGTTGGTCCAGACGGTCCTTGAATACCTTGAATACCTTGAGGACCTGATGGACCTGTAGCACCTGCTGGGCCCGTTGGTCCCGTTGGTCCAGGAACTACTGAGTCTGCTCCAGAAGATCCTTGTGGGCCTGTTGGTCCTGTTGAACCAGTTGGTCCTGTTGGGCCTTGAATATTTCCAACATTTTCCCAAGATGTTGTACTAACTGACCAAACATATAACGTTCCGCCAATTAAATATCCGTCTCCAGCATTTCCTGTTGGATGTGCTGTTTGTAATTCACCTAATGAATTATAAGTTCCTAAAATTGTTACTGCTGTTCCTTGAGGTCCAGATGGACCTGTTGCTCCTGTTGGGCCTGTAGGCCCTGTTGCTCCAGTTACTCCTTGAGGACCTGATGGGCCAGTGGCACCAGATGGCCCTGAAGGGCCTGTGGGGCCCGTAGGGCCAGGATGTGTCTCTAAGTACGTATCTACGTCTTCAGCAAGGTACTCCAGGTCTCTAGGGACGTCTGGAGTGTTTGCATAATCTGGGTATCGAAAACCTTTACCTGTGGTTGCCATTTTTATATTGTACCATTATTAGCCTTATAATCTTGTGTACCATCCTTGGTCCCATAGCGTTAAAAGGCCTTTAAAATACTTCTCATACTTATATTTTATAACATCTACTGAGTATGTGGCCATAGCACGATCATGTATTATTTGAGGGTTTAATTTCTTAACGTCTTCCGCCGCTTTGCAAAATTCATCTAAGGTTCTGCATCTATATCCAGTTATTCCGTTTGGATTTGTTTCTACAAATGCTCCCCAGTCTGTTGTAATTGTTGGGGTTCCGCAAAAATGTGCTTCTGGAACAATGTTTCCAAATGGCTCTATATATGTTGTCGGTGCTAAAACTGCAATTGCTCCACCCATTAATTCTGCTCTTTTATCAGAATCAATAGGTCCAACATATTCACCGTATTTTGGAATATAGTCTCCAGGGCCAGCCATTATTAATTTTGCGCCAATTTCTTTACACATTTGAGATGCAATATCTACTCCTTTACGTTCTATCATTCTGCCAATATAAAGATAGTAATCTTTTTTATCTGGCTGGAATGGAAACATTTCTGGTTCAAAATATCCTGGGATTACTGTATCATAAAATAATCCGTCAACTTTTGTTGGATCTTTATACGCAGCATAAGACGAATGCATCCATGAATAAGATTCCCAAACACGATATTTAGCAAAGCTGGATCCGTATCCTATTCCAAACTCTACTGACATATGTTCTGGATAGGCATCTGCTATTGGCTTATGAGATGTCCCGCCAATTAAACATATAAAATCTTTTTGCTGAAGTCGTGGGCGTAATTCTTGTATTACGTTATTTAAGAATTTATCCCAGTAAGGCTGTTTAATATCAAATGAGGCGGAAGTAAAATGTTTACCGTCTAAGCCATCAATTCTTTCTTGATCGGATATACAAGTAATTAATTCATCACATGGAGCCTCGTTTTGTTCACCAGCATATAGGTAAACCTCATGCCCTAAATCTTTCATCATAAGACAAAAGCGCCTTACTTTTTCAGTAAAGGCGCAATTGACATACTCTTTAGTCGTTTGAGTATGTGGAAGACTTACCACATGAAAACGCATTAATTATTCTTTAGGTTCTTCTGCTGCTGTCTGAGGCTGTTGTGATCTTGCAAGAAGTGTTAGTACTGCCTCTGCCGACTCTGCATTTGAAATTGAGTTATAAATTTCTCCAGCGGCAAGTTTAATATCTAGACGTGAGGGCTTTCTGGAAAGAACAATTTCGTCTGAAAGCGAGTCCAGTAACTTATAGGCGCCGTCTAGTCCTTTTACAACAACAAAGGCTGTTTCAGCATTTGGGGTCTTTGTTTCTTCTGACATTTTTCTCCTTTATATAAAGTGTTTGATTATTGCGATGGAAGCCAGGATGCTCCACCCAATGTTAAAGTAAATAATTGTTGGTAATGTTTTAATGGTAGAAGTAAAAATAAGAGCCAGGCTAGAAGCCAGAGCAAATATAAATAGCCACCAAAATTGTTTACCGAATAAAAGTCCTGGAAATATAATCATAAGCTTTGTAGAAAATGCCCAAAACTCAATTATATTAGTTTTATTCCAGTATTTTTTTTCAAATAACTGGGTTGTTATTTCCCATATGTCTTTAGGCTTTATCATATTTATCTTTCAAATATTGATAAAGTGTAGGAGCATCTTCTGCTGCCTTTTTCCATTTAAGCTGAACATACTCTGTACTTTTAACAAAGTTTTCAACATATTCTTTTATATAACTTTGCTTATAAATTGGATGAGGGAGAAGGTCTTGTTGGCTGTATAAAAAGAAATTCATTCCAGTAGCAACACAGTTCATTCCGCTTGTAAGTTCATGAGCGCCATTTACCATTTTTAATTTTGCAAGCTCAAAAAATCCAGAAGTCTGAAGATAATCTAAGTCTTGCATATTTGAAAATGTTTTTGTAGATATATCTTTCCAATATTGTGTATCTGTTCTGTGGCTTAATGCATAATGAAGAGATACGAAATGTGCAAAAGAATCGAATAGTATCTTACAAGAAACGTTGTACACGTCTTTATCCCATTGAGAAACTGGTCCTCTATTTATTGTATCTACTAGTTTTAATAAAAACTGATGAATTGTAAACAATCCGTTACTTTCTAAAGGCTCAATAAATCCAGCAGATAAACCTATTGCGACAACATTTTTTACAAACAATCTTTCCGCTAAACCTATTCTCATGTTAATATCTTTAAACTCTAGAGTATCCACTTCTTCTTGTGTTCTAGGAGATACCATTTTGTCTGACATTAAATAATTTTTAAACTCTTGTTTTGCATCTTCTGGAGATATATATTTATCGCTATACACATACCCAGTTCCTAATCTAGACCATAAAGGAATATTCCATGCCCACCCATTTCCAAGAGCTGTGCAATTAGTAAATGGCTCTAATTCTTTTTCTTTATCTTTGTACTGTAGCTGTGCTGCCCAAGCTTTATTATTTGGAAGAATATGATCATATGAATTAAATGGTTCTTTTAATGCATCACCTAACAGAAGGCTCTTCCATCCAGTACAATCGACATATAAATCAGAATAAATAATGTCTCCATTATCTAAAACTAAATTAGATACCCCGTTTTCATCTGTGTTAACAGTAACAACTTCTCCCTGTATATGAATAACTCCCTTTGGTTTTGCGTATCTGTCTCTTAGCCAAGCACCAAATTTTGTTGCATCAAAATGGTAGACTACGTTTGTCTCTGGATAGTAATTGTCGAACTCTCCTGATTCATTTTTGCTAAATTTATTATTTTCAATTAATGGCATTGTTGGCCAATATGTCCTGCAGTAATCTTGAACTGGAGTTTCTGGAAATACTCCCTTTTTATAATGCCACATCTTTAATATTTCTTGTGGTGAAATTTGTGTATTATTTGGACCTAACTGACCAGTAAACGGCAATCCAAACGGGTAATGAAATGATCCAGAATCTTTATCATAAAAATCGGTAAACTTAATACTCATTTTGTATGAAGCATCAGTATATTTCATAAAATCATCTTCATCTATCTCTAATGCATTTACCCAAGTTTTAAGTCCGCCAATTGTACTTTCTCCAACACCAACTACGGGTATGTTGGGACTTTCAATTACAACAATTTCTTTTTCAGGATAAAACTTTATAAGTGTAGCTGCTGTCATCCATCCAGCAGATCCGCCTCCAACAATTACAACCTTGTTTAAATTTTTTATCATATTCAGTCTTTCTATTTAAATCTAAGAGGAATTCTCTTATGATGGGTAACTAAAATACTTGGGTCAAACCATATGTCAATGTTAGCCTTATGTGCCTTATAGCACCAGGAAATATCTTCTCCGAGAAGATCGTATATGTCCATACCATACTTTTGGCCTATGGAAGCTAATTCTAAATTAAACCATGGCCTAGGAATTCTTTCAAAAACACCTTTTTTCATAGCAATAAATCCAAATCCGCATGATTGAATTTTTTCTGGCTCTGTCATTCCTAGTATATAATAATTAGGAATTCCGTTTAGATACTTCTGATTATACACTGTGGCGGTATTATCTGTCAATAGATATGCGCCAGTGGTAATATCATATTTTGAATTTATTAAATTAAAAAAATCTTTGCTAGTCCAAGATATATCTGAGTCTATCCAAACTATTGTGTCGTATGTAAATTTATTATTAAATGGCTTTTGTGATTCTCTATGTATATCGAACTTATCACCAGATATCGTTAATTCTCTTGCATGATGTACTCTAGATGATTGACCATTTAACCATTTTACTGTTATGTTTTTTTCTGCACACTGAGACATTGTTTCAGAAAGAGATTCTACATATTCTGCAACAAATTCATACCCTGGGCTACAAATTACAACATTATAGTGATTCATGTATAAAGTTTAGCATATTTTTAAAGGTATGTAAATACTTTATTGTAATGGGTTATAGTTTGGATCTGGTGGGGTTGGTAGAGTAAATTCTCCATTTTCAGTATTCACTGTACTTGGAAGATCTCTTAATTGTTGTCTGTAGGTGGCCCACAATGCTTTATCAGATTCAGATAAAGGTGAATCTTCTCCTTGTGTCCAATCACAATCAGATAAAAGTACATTTCTAAAAACTCTTGCTTTTTTTAGTCCAGATAAATAAGATAGCTCTTTACGCATATTTAAAATTTCATTTTCTGATGCAGGAACCACAGAACCGTTAACTAGTTTAAATTGCATATTGTCAATATTGTCTAGTCCAGTATCAATCCATCCAGAAGGATTTTCTTGATCTAACCCAAATCTTATTTCTGACTGAGTTCCGTTTTCATCAAATTTTACATAATAATTAGTCATGTTTTCTCCTATTATCTATTTCCATAAAGCAATGCTGCTCTATTCCAAATTTTATAAACTTGATCAGTTGCTGTATTATGTGTATTTTCTCCTGGTTGAGAGTATGTTGCAGCTGTAAATAGCATTCTATGATCTGGCTGAATCCAGTATGCGCCATTATAGTTAGCACCAAATGTGTCCTCTAATCTATAGTACGTGTTGCTTGCATAGTTTTTATTTGCTTGGGATGATGATGTCCAGTGATGCATTGTATTATTCATTTGAACAACATTAGTTGTTTGAGGTTGAATAGTAAATGTTCCACTTCTTGTATATCCAATTGAGTTTCCTGATGTCTGACTTGATAAAGTGGTCCATGTACCACCAGTAACTGCAGCATAAGATCCATTTACGTTTGGTTGCCATAAAATCATTGAGCTTCCTTCGTGTCCACTTGACCAGTAGTTAGAATGTGAAGCATAAACTGTTACTGAAAATGCAGTTGTTGGATGATAATTTCTTATATACAATTGACGATACTCTATTGGTAGATTCGAGCCTCCATGTGGATGGGTAAAATATTGAGTATCAATAGATCCTACTGAACGTGAGCCTGCGTATTGAATAGTACGCATTGCTCGATGATCCCAGTTTTCAAGGGATCCGTCGGCGTGACCATTGTTGTCTAAACGAATATCATTTAAGCACCACCAAAAGGCACGAGGATGGTCGTTACCGTTAGCCATGTAATTATGATATGAAGTCCAGATATTGTCTGAGTTACCCCAGGTATAGTTCTGTGGACCTACGCGACCATGAATTGTATAGATTGTTGGAATGCTAAATGGAAAACGGGAACCATCGGTTACTTCTTTCCACAATCCTCCCTGATCTAACCCGTTGGCACCTATTGCGTTATTTAATTCTCTACTTAAATTTGCCATTTTACTGTGTTATCCTCCATCCATATGTTGTATTGCTATAAACTAATTTTATTGATGCATTCGAAACATCGAATGTCATATTCTCTGCCTTACCCTGTATTAATTCGCCATTTCTAGCAATTACAGGCTTTGTTGCAACAGATCCTGCTGTTCCAGCGATATCTGTAATCTGAACAGTATCACCAAGAGCTGGGGATGCTGGTAGAGTTAATACCATTCCAGTTGCTGGTATTACAAAGTATCTTCCTGTTGCACGAACTACGTTTTCTGATTGATTTGTCCATGTTTTTGCAACTAGTGTCGTACTTGCGCTGATTATAGAAGGAACTTCAGAAGTTGATCTATAGGTTGCTGCCTGTAGTCCAGTCCAAGGATCTTTATCGAGAGCTACCTCTCTTGCTTCGAGTGTATCTACGTTTAGATCTTCTCTAGTAAAGGTTGTTCCTGGAGCTGAGAAGTCAATTGTATCTGAAGGCTTATTTGCAATTCCTCCGACCAAGTACCACTTCTGGTTTGCTTGGTTACGAGCAAGACCTGTGTACTGTCCACGTAGTGGGTTAGTTACAGATGATGCACCTAGGTAGCTAAGAAGCTTGTATGATCCATAGCTTGGATAAGTTGCTGTTGTTGTACCACCAGTTTCGGCTGTTTCAACAATATCTGCCAGTGCTTGTAGGTATGAAATTGTATTTGCTGTTACTGCTGTAATTGTATAAGTTCCATTAAATGTACTTGATACGTTAGCAACTACTACTGATTGCCCTGGTACAAATGAATGGTTAGCACTTGTTGTAAGCGTTGCTACACCAGATGTACGGTTTCTGCTAGTAATATTTGCTGCTACTGTTGTAGTAAGAGTTGTTGACACAATATCATCTAATGCTCTTGCATATGATATTGAGAAAGGAGTTGACATGCTACGTGCTGTAACTGTTCTTGTTCCATTTAGTGCTGATGTTACTCCTGCAATAAGGACTGAGCCACCCACATCTATTTGAGGTGTATCATTAAGAACTAAAGTTACTACACCGTTTGTTAATGAGTAACTTATTACGTTTGGATATGTACGGCTAGGTGCAATTACTGACTCATCAGGAATTGTTCTTGCGTATCTAAATTGTGTGCTAGTTGGAACTTCAGTAACTGTATAGCTTCCATTGTAAACGTTTGGAAGAGCAACTCTTTGTACCAATCCTGATACTGGAGATGGTGCTACGTTTGATGTTGATCCAACTGTATATGTAAGAGTTGTAGTTGATGGAACTGTTGCGATTGTGTAGGTTCCATTTACGGCTGCCGCTACACCAGATACTGTAATTGATTGTCCGACCAATAATCCGTGTGGGGCAGATGTTGTAATTTTAGCATTTGTAGACCCTGTAACTTCATAAACAATAACTACTGATAGTGATGCTAGATCGTCTACACCTGTAACTACTACTGTGTCATTTACTTCGTAATTATGTGCTGCTGTTGTTACTATTGTAGCTACGTTATTTGATGCTGAACGGAAGCTTACTGCGTTTGATAATACTAATGTACGTTGTGAGCGAGATTCTCCAAGGAAGGCGAATGTTAATCCGTCTCCTGTTGGGTTTCCGCTTGCAACGAATACCATTGGGTTAACAACTGCAAGGTTTTCAGTTTCAACAACTGTTCCTGAACCACCGAATGTAATTTCACCAGCGATATTAACTGCACCTGCTACGTTGATATCTCCTTGAACTCCAAGACCACCGACAAGTGTCAGTGCTCCTGTTGTAGGGGAAACGGAAGGTGTTGCAATTTCAATATGAATGTTTTGATTTGGGGTAATAGTCATTTGCTCATTACCAGTAAACAGACCACCAGCAGCAAAGATAATCTTATTATCTGTACCAGTGTTATCTGTTGCAAGAACTAGATTACCCTTACCTGTGGTTCCTTCTGGAGCGGACATAAAGATATATCCATCGTGAGGCCCTGTTACGCCAAATGATGGATCATTGAAGTTTCCTCCAGTGATACCCATGTCAACCCAACCAGATACGTTATTTCCTTCTGCAGCATATGCAATATAGTCTGCTGATGAAGATGTTCCTGTTCCTAGGTTAACTAATGCATTTTGTACGAATGAACTAGATGTTCCAGCCGCAATAATAACTGCGTCTGTAAGTTCTGCGTCTGTTTCATACGCTGTTGCGCCAGCACCTACTGGAAGTTTTGTAACTCCTTGTAAGTCTACGTTACCAATAACTGTTAAGTCACCAGCAATATATTGATCACCAGTGATACCAACACCACCGACAACTGTTAACGCACCTGTTGTGGCGCTTGTTGAGGCTGTTGCAATTTCAATGTGTACGTTTTGATCTGGAGTAATAGACATTTGTTCATTACCTGAAGAAAATCCTCCAGCTGCTATAATAATCTTATTTGCTGATCCGCTATCACCTGTTGCAAGAACAAGATTTCCTTCTCCGTAATACATAGTTGCTGATCCAGCAGTAGAAGATGATTCTACATCAGTTGCTGTTTTAGCAAAGCTAAACTCGGTTGCGGATACGTTTGTTATAATGTGTGTGCCATTAAATGGAGCACCAACATTTTGAATTTTTACTTTTCTGCCAACTTCAAAGTTGTGTGCTGCATTTGTTGTAATTGTTGCAACATTATTTGCTAATTGCTTATTTGTAATTACTGCAACTAATGGCTCAAATCCTTGAGCAAATACATATCCGTCTCCAGGACCTGTAATTCCAAATTCTGCTGTTTCAAAGTTTTTACCTGTGAATCCAAGATCTGCCCAACCATTTGTGTTTGTTGAATCTCCTGTGTATGCGATAAAGTCAGCTGATTGAGCTGTTCCGTCACCTGTTGATGTATCAAGGT